GTCCTTACCCTAATTGAGCCACTTGATACGCTTGCAGAGGCTGTAATAGAGCCTAAACCACTATATACAGCATATCCATTGGCTTGAACTGTTGCAGAGCTAGCTATTGCACCGCTAAAGAATAATATTCTTGATGGATTTGCTGATACTGTTGCGCTTGCAGAAATACCACCTGTAGCAATTCTTTGTCTTATTGCATTAGTTGTTACTGTTGCAGAACAGCTTACAGATGCAGGATTAACAAAATAAACAGTTAAAGTATTGTAGGCTACATTATCTAAAGACAGGTTAAGGCTGTCTATAGTTCCTATAGCATCTAAGGCTTCTAAAGTCCAAGTGCCTGTAACCCTGTCATCATACCAGTCTAGATCTAGAGAATAATCTAAATCATCTAGGCTTCCAAACTGGTCTAACTGTTCTAAAGTTAGTGGCATTATGCCAAGGTGACTGACAAGTTACCAGAAGCAATCTTGAAGATGTCTCCTGTAGCAATTGCCTTAGAAGCATCTAAAGCTGTATGAAATAGCAAGTTACCAGCAGTTGAAGCATCATGGATACCGATATGAGTCACAGTACCCCATGAAGCAGTAGCTTGTGGGAATTCTACTGCTGCGCTATTAGTAGTCACACCATTGCTAGGTGAACCAAAAGTAACTGCTGTGCGAGCATAAGAGCCACCTGATACTTCAGTACCAGAGCCAGCATCTGTAGGATCGCTAGTAAAAAGACCTACATAAACTGTAGCTGGGCTTGTATAGCTTGAGTTGCGGAGAACTGCATTAATAACTGCATTTTCCAAATAGTTTGACATTTCAGCCATGATATTTCCTTATCTTGAAGTAACTTTCATTTGTAATGGGACACCGCTATATTCTGAGCCTTCATCTGATTCTGAGATAGAGTTAATGGCTCGGTCATAAAGACTAATCCACAACTGAACCCTAGCATCATTGATGAGATAAGGCTCTGCCTCTGCTAATGCGCCATAAAGTAGAGCATCAGGATAGTTGGCTAAGAATACATTGCTTGTATTGCTATCTGACAATACAGCAGGTTTTGCATAGTAAAGAATCTCTAGTGTTCTTGATCCATCAGGGATAGGAGCAAATAGGAACTCTGAAGCCAATACTGTGTAGTAAACAGGTAAGCCAGACTCATCTGCCCTAGCATCTCTTGTGAAGGCACTAGGAGCTAGATAAGTAACAGGCATCCTTGGGTTACCTTGGATATATAAATCTCTAACTTCAAGAAAATCTGTAGGCAATGCAACTTTGGCATCACCACTAGTCATTGGAGAAGTGGCTGACTTCAACATCTGTCTTGTTCGCAACTCTCTAGCAAGACGAGTTTCAGCTAAAGTAATAAAGTCAGGGATCTGAGTAGTTAAATCAGAGCGACCTAAGTAATTAGCTATTGTGGTCTTTAATGCCGAGTAGTTTGTGAAAGCCATAGTTAATCCATTTCTATATTGTGCCATCCATACTGGTAAGAGCCAATATGCTTAATTTCCTGTGATAAATCGTGGTCTACATAAGTCTTAAAGCCAGCATCTGAAGCCTTAATACAGAAGTAGATGTCCTCACCTAGAATCTTACCCTGTGGCAATTGCTCAAAGTAAAACCAAGGTTTCTCTAAATCTTTAAATACACAGGCATCAATTAGCATGACTCCACAGCCTATGCCATCTACTATTTCAATGCCTTTCTTGCCCTTAGAGAATACTGGATGCCATACAACATGGTCATCAAATACCTCTAGTGTCTTAGCTGTAGGCTTGACCGGCTCGCTTCTAGTAGTTGCATTAACACCTACAATTGCCTTGTTATGCTTCAAGAGCTTTAACAGGCTGTCTTTAGGGAATCTCATATCTGCATCAATAAACAGAATATGAGTGCATCCATCATCTAGAGCCGACTGAACCATATTATTTCTTTGGTCAAATATCAAAGTTCCCATAGAAGTATAGAGATTGACCTCTACCTTGCTATTCTTGTTTGTATAGTTCACCAAAGCTGCCAAATCAAAGGCAGTACCAACTTCTACTTGTCCCCTTGCAGGGATACAGATTCCTACTTTAGACATCTCCACCCCTTGTTCTCCAAACCTTATTGTCTGGGTCATTTAAGAATCTCTTGAAGGCTTGCTTATCTATGACTGCATAGCCTCGCATAATGCCTTTTTTGTTGAGTTCATCAATGATGATGTCAGGGATAGTAGCGATATGGTTTCTAGGATCTAGAACATCTGAACCCCAGCCAGTTTTCTCGCTTCTTTCATTGTATTTCTGTTTGTTTATATCAATAATCTGGCTTAAATCAACTTTGGTCTCAATGACTAGTCCACCATCACCATCTGCATAAACATTCTGATTTTGCTTGAGTTTGCCTAGTATAGACAATTTGCTCTCCTAGAAATTAGGGGTGAGTTTCCCCACCCCCAATTCTACCAACTATTTTGCAATAGTCAATTAAGCTGCATTAAGGTCAGCAACGATACCATGAGCTGCTTCGTTCTTAACTTCTAGAGTTAATTCAGCCAAGATTTGAGTCTTGTCTGAGTCACCAGCTTTAGCCAATTCAATAGTCTGGAATGGGCGCAAGTATGCAAGAGCTGCATATTCTGGATCTAACAAAAGAGCATCACGAGTACGCATGAAGCGGTTAGGAACAATGCTGATTTGACCGAAGTCTGACTGATAGATGTCTGCACCAGCCAAGATTGTAGCTTGACCGCTTACAGGAGCTTGATAGCGAGTAGCTGCCAAACCTGTGAAAGCTGAAACAGTCTGCTTCAATGCTGGAGATACGAACAATACTGAAGGAGTACCACCAGAAGTAAATACTTCACGAACTACCTCTTTCAACATTGTTTCTGTGAAAGTGCGAGTTGTGTCAGCATCTACACGAGCAGATACACCGATAGTTGTAGGATCAGCACCAGCAGTAGTTGTACCAGCACCTACTGAGCTGTTTGTCTTGATGAAAGACAACAATGATGACATCTTGCGAGCTGTAGATGAACCATCACCAGCAACTTTAGCTTGGTTAGCAGTAATGATTGTCTCAATATCGCGCTTGATTTCAGCAGAGGCTTTAGCCAACTGATAAGCCTTCTCAGACTTGCGACCAGCCTTGTCTACTGACTCCAAAGTGCCAGAAACTTGGATTGTCTTACCAACGATCTGTGTCAAGTTGCCATAGCGAGTTGTTGGAGACAAAGTAGCAGAAGTAGCATCAGCACCTTCAACTAAAGCATTAGCAGTAGTTGCAGCAGCCAAGCTGTCAGTTTGCCACTCGTGGTTTACAGCAGTAGCTTTAGTCTTACCAATAGATGACATGATTGGTGTATCTGTTGGAGAGATATTGTAGATTACATCTGATAGATCTTCGCGCTGACCGATAGCATCATATTTTGTATATGTAGGCATTTCTAATTTCCTTTAAATAAATTTTTCAAAAAGTTTAGCAGCATCCTGTTTCTTGCCAGATTGGCGAAGTTTCTGGAACTGCTTTTTCATTGCTTCTTGCTCAGAGCTACCCTGTGGTTGAGCTGCTCCAGCTTTTAAAGTCTTAGGAGCTTCGGTAACTTTCTTAGTAGCTACCCCTTTGCCCTTCATCAACTTTTCATACTGCATGGCTTTGTAGAGTGTTTGAACTGCTCTTGCATCATATACATTAGCTAGTTCTTGGTCTGAGAAGCCGATTGACTTTGCATAGGATTTAATCTCCTTGCGAGCCAAGTCTGCCTTTGCCTCATCCCTAAACTCAGGAATCCACTCCTTGAGCTTTTGAGCCTCTTGAGCCAAATGATTCTTTAGCTGTTCTTGCTGTTCAGACTGTTGCTGTTGAGCAATGCGCTGTTTCTCAGCTTGAACTGCTTGTAGTTGCTTTTCTCTTTCTGATCTCTCTGCGACCTTAATGGCATAACCAATAGGGTCTGACTCTTTCAATTCGGCTAGATTCTCATTGTCAGGGTTCTGATTGAGCATCTGTTCAATTATCTGTAGTCTTTGAGCATAAGTGTCTCGCAACTGTTTAGCTTCTTCAATTCTCGCTTTCTCGGCTTCTACAGCCTTGCGAGTCTCAGCCAAAGCCTGAGTTTTCTTTGTGTAATCTTTTGTGCGACTGTAACCTTGCTGAAGTTCCTCTAAGGTGACCTCAATTTCCTCATTGTCTACTTTGACTTTGAATCTTTGTGGTTCTTGGGTTTCTTCTTCTTGGTATTCAGTTTCTTCTGCATTTTCATCTGTGTAGTCCTCTGAACCTTCGTCTGATTCGGCTGAATACTCAACTTCCTCAGATTCCTGTTCTTGTTGGTCTACCTCTGGTTGAGCTTGCGCTTCCTCAGTAGGTGAGTCCATCAAAGACAAAAATGCACTAGCTGCTTCGTTTACACTAACACTTCCATTTGGATTGGTGTTTTCACTCATTGTTTACCTTTCGGTTGTTTACAAAATCTTCCACTTCTTCTCTTGTATCTGCTTATCATCTGCGATAGCTTGGATACTAGATAAGAGTTCTTCAATAGCTCTGTATTTGATGAGAGATTTCTCTCTTAATTCAACATCATCTTCATCACTATTGAATATGTTGTTTTTATACAACAGTTTTTGGTTTTCCACAAGCTCCATGAAAAACTCATCACTTAGTAATACTCTGGCTCTTTCCGATTTGTTCATAGATTAGGAATATTCGGAGTGTTAGAAAGACCTGCGCCAATAGTCATTGCTTTCAACTGGGCTTCAGCTTGGAACTCTGCAGTCTTTAGCTCTAAGTCAGCCATTGCTTTCTCTCGCTTCAACTGGATTTCTGCCTGTGCCTTCTGTTGTTGCAACATCAAATCAGACTCAGCCTTCTGTTGTGCTAGAGCCATCTCTTGTTGTGCCTTGGCTTGGTCAATCTGCATCTGAGCCTGTGCTTGAGCCATATAAGCCTGTACCGCAGGATCTACTGGAGCTTGCTGTGGCTGTGGGTTAGCAATCTGTTGCTCTAACTCTGGTGGGATTTCTTTGAAGAACTCACTACTGTCTTTATATCCAGCAGCTTCAATAAAGCGACCTAGAGTTTCTCTGTATTGTGTCAATGTCACTAGTGGGTTGTTAAAGCCCTGAGTGCCTAGAATCTGCTCTTGCTTCTGTAGAACCATAGCCACCATAGCCATTTGTTCTTGTTTGTTGCCTGTGCCTAGACCGACATTGATAGAGATGTCAAAGCCATTGACCCATTCTCTTGGATCAATAGAGACATACTTGCCTCTCAAGCGGATAACTCTTGCCTTGTCTTGGTATTTGCAAAGTAAGTGCAAAATCTTCTCAAATAGGTCTTTTACACCTGTCTCAGCAAAGATTCTAGCAATCATCTCAATCTTACCTGCTGCTGCTGACTGCATTGCTGCAACTGCTGTGGCAGTAGTGTTTTGTAGGATATTCGGATCTAAGCCTTGTTGTGCATCATTTACACCAGTTCTCTTAGACTGAACAGAGTCTAGATACTGGAGCATTGGGAATGACTGACTTGCAGTAGGTGGAACTGTCAATGGGACAATCGCATTAGGGTTCTTGATGCGAACCACACCACCGGCTGTAACTGTCAGCATATCATCTAGGTTTACTTGACCTTCGACAACACCCATACGAGCATTGTTTGTAAGGTAAAGGTTGTCTAGGATTTGTCTTGTAACTGTAGACTTAATCAACTGTAAGTCTGTTGCTCTGTCTGCCAAGCTATGACCAAAGAACTTGTGTGGCATAGGAATAGGACAGATTGATGCGAATGGCACAAAGTCCACTTCTTCATTGTCTAGGATCTCTTGACCTGCATAGACAATCTTGCGGAGTTCTGCAATACCATCATCATCCATATCTACCTTGAGATAGCACTCCATCACTTCTACATCTTGCATAGAGTGGTCTAGGCTTGCTTGCTCATCAGGCATCTCGCCTCTGTCAAATCTAGCTACTCTTTCTTCAGAATAAGTTAGGTCTGAGTAAGAAGGTAGGTTAGCTACTTTCTCTTTGTCAAAGCCCATAGCCACCAACTCGCTTCGAGTGGTTAGCTTTCTGTGGGCTACAAAAGGAGCATCACCAATGGTTCTAGCTTTTTTAGAGATTAAGAACTCCTCTGGTGGGACATTCTCAACAATCACCTTGCCATTCTTCTTTGTTCTCTTTAGCTTGACACTATATGAAACCACAGGTGGAATCACCATACCTGTCATTGGGTCAATGCTTTCTGGCATTACTTCTTCCATGTCCTGACTGACAACTTCTACCTCTGGGTCAGACATCAACATAGTTAATTCTTCTTCATTTAGGTTCTCATACTTCTCTTTGGTGACATCTGTCTGCTCATCCCAATAGACCTTGACGATACCATTCTTCTGTAGCAAAGCATCCTTGAACCAGTTATGGAACAGGATTACACCTTGATTGTCATGGTTTAAAACCCAATTAACATACTCGGTAGCTTGTTTAGCTTTTTCTTCGTCACCAGCACCTTTAGGTTCAAAACGAACCATCTCGTCAGACTGAGTGAATACTCTCAATAATTGTGGCAATGCACCATCAACTACCTCGGCTACCTCACCAGTAACGATAGAACTACGACCTTCTACCTCGTTGCCATAGGCTTCACGATTGTAATACTGGAGAGCTTTTCTTCTCTCATCAGTAGTCTCGGTCTCAATAAAGCCAAGACTGTTATCAATCTCAGACTCTAGTATTCCTTTAAGGGTGTTGTTATCCATGTTTTAGACTATCCACTTTGTATTAATCTTAATTGATTTGTTCCAGTCATTAGGTCTTTCATCAAGACCAACTGCTACATATCTCCAAGCATCTGCTGCATGAGAATGTTGGTCATGCAAAGGCTTATCACTAAACATCTTTGTATCAGGGTCTACAGCATATCTGTAATGTCTCAATGCCTGTAAACC